TCCAGTATCGCAGAGAGATAGCCCTGTGGACTGGCCTACCGACCATCGCAATATGCTTGGAGGATGATCCGAAGTACAGACGAACTAATGATATAGAAACTATCAAGAACAAATGCTTGCGTAGCAAGTAAAAGAAAGACTTGAAACCGCGGACGTTTTTTGCTAACAACCCACGCTCCGCACCCAGCAAACCGAAGAGGATAACAATCATGACAGAACGAGGACGTGTTCCAACGGAGGCCGCAGCCCTGATTGAAGGGGATCGTTGCCACGAATATGGAGACCCCTTTGAGATGCACAAGAGGGCTGCTGATATCTACAACGCTTACGCTGGCAGTAGTATAACAGCGCATGACATGGCTATGATTCTATTGTCCGTGAAGATGGCACGTCTAGCACACATGCCGCTGCACCGTGACTCGTATGTAGACATCTGTGGCTATGCTGGTATTGGGTACGAGATTGCAGATCGTATGGATAAAGGTCTCGTGAATAGTTTGCCGGAGATACGTGCAGAGAAATAAGTATTAATCTTAAAAGAAAGGAGAGACCACATGACAATGGAACTAGGCTTATTGAAAGCCTTGCTCAACAAAGATTTCTACGAGAAGAACAGGGGCCTGCGATGCCCTCCTGAAATCTTCTCGAAGGATGTTCGTAAGATCAAAGACTGCCTCGACTTAGCAATGGAGAGGTACAAGGCGGATCTAACGACAGAAGATCTACAGGCTGTGTTTCACGCAACCAATAAGACGATGACGACTGCGACCAAAGTCTCGTATGATGATCTGTTCAGGAAGATGCAAGCGACTAAGGCGATCCACGGCGAGATCGCAGAGGATGCACTCAGCTCTTTGTTTCAACAGTATGTTGGCGAGCAGGTAGCGCAGATGGGCTTCGCGTTCGTGAACGGGGAAGAAGAAAGTCTGGAACCTTTGCGTCGTTTGTTAGACGACTATAAGAATGACTTCACGCCTAGTATACGTGTTGACTGGGATGACATCTCTATTGAAACTCTGATGGCTGCTAACAAGCAGGAGTCTCAGTGGAAGTTCAACATCCCTTCCCTGCGAAAAAAGATAGAGGGCGTCAGTGGTGGGCATCTTATCATGGTAGGCGCAAGACCTAACACAGGTAAGACATCCTTTCACGCCTCCCTGATTGCAGGGCCAGACGGGTTCGCACATCAGGGCGCTAAGTGTATCGTCTTGTGTAACGAAGAAAGCTATGAGCGTGTGGGCGCTAGGTATCTTAGTGCCGCTACCAACATGACGATGGATGAGGTACACAGTAACGTAAGCCTAGCAGCTGAAAGGTACGATACAGTAAAGCAAAATGTAAGGATCAAAGATAGTACTAACAAAAACCTTTCTTGGGTAGAGGCAGTAGTCAAACACGAGAAACCAGATATTGTTATTCTAGATATGGGCGATAAGTTCTCTAGTAAGACGTCGGACAAGACAGATGTATACTTGAAAGACGCCTCTATCTACGCACGTAACATTGCAAAGCAGTACAAGTGTGCTGTTATTTGGATGTCCCAGTTATCCGCAGCAGCAGAAGGTAAGGTGTTTCTAGATCAGTCTATGATGGAGGGGAGTAAGACAGGTAAAGCAGCCGAGTCTGACTTGATGGTGCTTATATCTAAGAACCCGCAGGTGGAGGGGGCCGACGAGCAGGATACGCAACGACACCTGAACATCGCAAAGAACAAACTAAAGGGTGGCTGGCACGGTGTGATACACTGTGATCTTGATGGAGACAGGAGCCTATACACCTCTTGATACGTACAACAGAAGGAGAGATGAACTATGCACATGCACATGTTAGAAAACAGGATTGTCGATCTGGAAGATAAGATTAAACATATGGACCAGAGGCTTAAGGAACTTGACCGTATCGTTAAGGAGATGCGATCATCTCTTAAGACGCATATCGAATGGCATCCGGGCAAAGGCAAATGAAGTTAGTTCTAGACGTCGAGAACACAACCACACAGCGTGGTGGTAAGAACCACATGGACCCCTTCGAGCAGGGGAACAAACTGGTTCAGGTAGGTATGCTTGATGTTCAGGATGCTAACAAAGAGACGCACATCATAACGCTGGATCACCGGGACTCTAAAGATACAGACGCCACTGGCTCGGCATTTGTCCAAGCAATGCTCAACAAGACTAGCCTGCTCATAGGACATAACTTGCAGCACGATCTAGCGTGGCTGTGGGCTTGTGGTTTTACGTACAATGGTAACATATATGATACCATGCTTGCTGAGTACCTGCTATTGCGGGGCCAGAAAGAACCTCTATCCCTAGCAGCCTGTGCTGAGAGGCGAAGGTTGTCTGTACAGAAAGATGATACGCTGAAGCGTTACTTCAAGGAAGGATACAATACAGATGAAATACCCCTACAAGAGTTGTGCCACTATCTTCGTGCTGACCTGCTCACTACTGGCGAGTTGTACCTCAGCATCGAACGAGACTTTGCCGACAGTGCAAGTGCTTCCCTTGAAGCCGTTAAAGCAAGTACCCTTGCCGCAACCAAAACCCTTACCCGAATGTACATGTCAGGCTTCGCCGTTGATAAGGACGAACTAGATAAAGTCGGAAGGGAGTTTGAGGAAGAGAAGGCTGCACTTGAGGGTACTCTACAAAAAGAAGTGCGTAGTCTTATGGGCGACACGCCGATCAACCTCAACTCCCCTGAGCAAATGTCTCATGTGATCTTCTCGCGTCGCGTAAGAGACAAGTCTACATGGGAAGCACAGTTCGATGGTGTTGATACAAAGAAAGAGTTTAAGGATGCAGTAGAAGAGAACTCTATCTTACTGAAGAAGACGCGCTGCTTTACCTGCCCTACGTGTGACGGCGAAGGCACGGTGTACAAGATAAAGAAAGACGGGACACGCTACGCTAGACCCAACAAGTGCAAGGATTGTTTAGGGCGTGGGTATCTGCTTGAGGAGTTGAACGAACGGGCAGGCTTAGGCTTTGCTGCGCCGTCTGCTGCTTGGGTAACTGCCAACGGTTTTGGTACAGGCAAAGACAAGCTGGATTCCCTGATCGCTACAGCCCGAACTAATAACATGGATACTGCTGTCTCGTTCCTGTCTAACTTGAAGAGGTTGTCTGCTGTGAGCAGCTACTTGTCTAGCTTTGTTGATGGCATCCGGGTGTTTACTAAAACAGATGGCTTCCTGCATGTAGGTCTTACGCAGCACATCACGGCAACAGGGCGCTTCTCAGGTCGCAACCCCAACATGCAGAATATGCCACGGGGTAATACGTTTCCTGTGAAGCGTGTCTTTGTGTCTCGTTGGGGAGGTGGTCAGATTATGGAGGCGGACTTTGCACAGCTAGAGTTTCGTGTTGCTGCATTCTTAGCGCAGGATAAGGTTGCAATGAAGGAGATTGAAACAGGCTTCGACGTACATAGTTACACCGCTGATGTGATATCGAACGCAGGTCAGCTGACGAACAGGCAGGAGGCTAAGGCACATACGTTTGCACCTCTGTTTGGGGCTACCGGATACGGAAGATCCAAAGCAGAAGCAGCCTACTACACGCACTTTGTCGAGAAGTATAAGGGTATTGCAGCGTGGCATAACGAACTAGCTAGCGAGGCATTGCGTTTCAATAAGGTGACTAACGTCAGTGGCAGGCAGTATGCTTTCCCGCATGTTATGCGTAGAGCAAACGGTACGCCTAGCCATTTCACGCAGATCAAGAACTACCCTGTGCAAGGTTTCGCTACAGGTGACATCGTACCTGTTGTACTTACAGAGTTTGAGAAGCGCATTGCAGGAATGCAATCCTGTCTGGTCAACACAGTGCATGACTCATTGGTCGCTGATGTTCATCCTGATGAAACACATGACGTAATAAAAGTGGTGGAGCACCTAAATGGAAACTTGAATAACATCATACAAGAAGCTTACGGGGTAGAGATGAATGTACCTCTACTTTTAGAAGCTAAGATAGGGCCTAACTGGCTTGACACAAAAGACGTTTA